GAGTAGAACCCGCAAAAACCTGTCCGCCAATCAAGTTCACAGGCTTTAGGCCGTAGGGGGCCGAGACCGTGGGATAAGCCATTTAAAACTCCTTGAAAAGTTTGTTAAGAACCAGTACCAAACGTAACCCTAGTTTGCTTTTCAGAAAACTTAGACATTAACGGATGGTTATCTTTCATAAAAGTGTTATCCACGGATTCCATATTTGCTCTGTTCTGTGTGTCGTAATGCGCGGCACGCTGAACTAAGAACTCTTGTGGAATACGGCACAACACCAATCCGCCAACTTCAACGGAGCCTTTAAAGCGTCCGTCTTCGACAGCGTGCATCATCAACTCAGGATATTCATCAGCTTTCACAGGCTCATAACCTTCTCGGAAGCTGGATGAAATATTTTTGGCGTCAGGTGTACCAAGCATGCTTACTCGAATCCACCGATGTTTCCAGCCGGGACGCTCATCAGGACTTGGCAATGCCTCTGGAGGCCGCCAAAACTGCGGGCGCATAACAGCTTCGCGGCTGTCAGCTTTACGTTTAGTGCGATTTTGTTCAACGATTTCTTGTTCCATTCTTTAGCCCCTCTTTAATTTTGCAAGCTCTCGCGCATATCGTTCCAGAGGAATATTTAAGCGCTTGGCAATGTTTACCTCAGACTGCGACAGCACGATCTTTTTAGGAGCGACGCTACGCGTTGCTGAAGCAACCACATTTGATTTTCTTTTTGAGCCGCTCGCATCGGCTTGTTCCTCAGACTCAAACTTATCCGGAAACACTTGGCGTATCCTACCGTTTAAACGCTGGTAGTACTCGCTACTTGAAGGATTAATTCCTTCATCATTGACAAGTTTGTCGTGTAATGCCAGAGCAAAACCTGTCATCTCTTTATCTTGACCAAACCAAGAATTAGCTCGCTGCCAATTCTCTGCTTTTTCATCAGGGCGCGGTATGTTGTTTACCGCACGATCAATTTGTACCTCATTTTTTTCCTCTTGTAAAGGTTTAGGTTTAATAAACCCAATGCGGTCCAACTTGACTTTGGCGGATGTTAACTCATCTTGCGCTGAAACCAAAGCATCTGCGTCACCTGCTTCGTAGGCTTGCTTGTATTTGGTCTTGGCATCTTCTATCTGTTTTGCCAATTGCACCTTGGCAGTTTCGAGGAAGGTGTTTTGATTCTGGTCAACCGTGCCTTTGAGACGTTGGTTTTCCTCGTATAGAGACTTTGCAATATCAACCGCACGCTCCCGCTCGCGCAGGGCTGCTTCTTTATTGCGACGCTCGTCGTGGTAGGCCCTGTGGAATTCACGGGTTCGATCTCGAACTTTGGCTGAAACCGCGTTCAGTTCTTCGTCCGTTGGATCTTCGGGAGGGCTTTCCATTGGCACGCGGCCACGGTCATCCTCCGGTGTGTCATCCACAATTTCGATTTCGTTTTCATCCGATTCAACTTGCGTAGCCTCGGGTTCAACGACTCTGCTTCCCTTGCGGGATTCGCGTTCTTCGATTTCGTCTGGAAATTCAAATTCTGTCTTTTCGGCCATGATTTACTCCTTACGCCCGAGTAATGCCGCGAGGATCTTGGACAACACCTTCGACGGTGTCATCGTTAATCAAGCGGAATTCTTGCCCATGAATCTTGATCCGAGTTCCAGAATTGGGTCGGACAAGCACGAAATCGCCCACTTTGCACGACGGACCCGAGGGAAACCGTTTAGTGTCTTTGTAAGCATCTGGCCCAACCTTTACTACAAAAAGGACTGGCGACAGTACTTCCTCGTAGTGAATTGTTTGACCAGCTTTTACTAACCCTGAGTCGCCAAATTCCTCGTCGATTTCTGGCAATACACAAAGCAAATAAAAGGTTGCAGGATCTGGCACTTGACGTGCCTTTTCATCTGCGGTTTGGGGCAATGCCGTCGCGGTATGCCCATCCTGACTTATGAGGATTTCACTCATCGTTTTTCTCCAGTTTTGTCGCAAGGTCGGAGATTAAAAAATGTGCTTCCGCAAGACCCCGAATGTGGCCGCACATTTCCCGGTAAGCAGCGTAATCTTTCGCTCCGCCGTCACCAAGACTGTCGAGCAGGGTTCGCTCCCGCTCTTTAAGTTGTTTGACTAAATGACCTAAAACGTCGTTCATTTAGTACCTCGTTTAAACAAGTCCACTTGGACTTTTTGGTTTGCTTGTTTCTCAGATGACATGACGCGAGCCATATCGACTTCTTTTTGGTTGGCAATACGCTGCGCTTCCAATTGAAGTTTCTGATTCCCAAGGGCAATATCTGCCTGAGTCTTTTGGGTCTTGGCTTGGACTTCCTGAGCCTTGATTTGCAACTCTTGTTGTTGCATCTGAACCAGTGGGTCTTGTTGCATTTTTTGAGCCTGTTGTGCCTGTGCTTGAGCCATGTTCTTTTGCAGCAGTTGTGCGGAGCCTTGCGCAACCAGACGGCTGAGTTGAACTTCTACGTCTTCTGGAAGCTTCTCTTCTGGGCCGGGCAGCGGCACGCCGAGTTGCTCTTCGATTTTTTGTCGGTATAGGAATGCCAGATGTTGAGCCATGTGCGCCTGAATAGCGGCCATCATTTGCTGCGACATTGGGTTTTGGCCAATCTGCTGCGTGATCATTGGATCCTGCATAAACGACGTATGCGCCGCAATGTGGGCTTCGTGGTCTTGGTAGATGAAAGCTTTAGTGGGTTTGCCGTTGAGGAATCCCATGTTCTCTGAAATAGGATCTCTTGGGATTTCATCTTCCTCTGTGGGAACTAATTTCTCTGCGTTTTTGATGCCCAGCACCTCAATCATTTGGCGGTGCAGGCTAGGCAGGTTGTAGATCTGCGGGGCTTGTGCAGCCAACTGGATCACAGCTTGATACTGCATGATCCGTTGAGCCATAGTGGAGCTATTGGGGTCCGATACGGGGATTACATCCACCATGTCGTAATCAGTTTTACGTGCCCGTTTATCCCCGCCTTCTGGTTCGTAGCTGTACTCCTCGGGCGCGTGGTCTCTGATCAGGGCTTTAAGCAGTTTGAATTCCTGCTTCATGGAGTAATGCACGCGGGCTTGGACTGCGCCCATTGTCTTTAGCGTGCGCTCTAGGATAGCCAGCGTTGTACCCACGGGGGCTTGGCTAGACATGTCGCTGATCTTCATGTCACCAATAGATCCTAGGCGACGACCTTCTTCTGTGATCTGATTTAGTAGAGTTAACAAAGTGCCACTTGGCTCTTTGTATGGCAGTGCCATGATGGATTCTTTAATGGATCCGCTAGGCACATCCACATCACGGAACTCTCCCGGCGCGATGGGGGTGTCATCTCCCTTGATGCGTGCTCCACGTGCCTTCAATCCGCCGGGCAGATTAGATAACGTGCCTGCATCTACCAGTTGACGGATAAGCGATGTACCGGCGCGGGCGTAACCACCAATGATGTGGATCAATCCCATGCCATAGAAACCAAAACCGGGTATGTAGCAGTAGTCCACAAAATGCTGGCGGGGCTTCTTTAGGTCATCATCTTCTAACCAATTGCGGTAGATAGAAAGGACTTTGTTCGTGCCACGGTCGATGGTTACAACATACGGCAGGGCGATGCCGGTTGGATCTCCGTACTTATCCACATCTTCAAAGCCTTCAATGTCTAGGTAGGTGTGGATTTCAAGAAGCTGGTAGCGGTCATCATCTGTAGCCTTATAGCCCTGTTGATCCGCTTTAACCTTCTCAATGTCTGAGAGAAGCTGGACAGGCTCGCCAAGCTCAATGTCTCTGTAGAAGCCTGCAACTTGAAGCTTCCTTAGTTCGTTCTTTGTCTTACGCATCACGTGCGTGGCACGTTCTGCCGTCTGGAGATTGGTTGCGCCGTAGGGGACGATGAAATCCTCAGCATTAACAAACAGGGCTACTTGACGGCCATAGGTGGGATCTTCATAAACCTTCTTGAAGGCTGCGCCAGCCAAACCTAGGGAGTACAGCATGCGCTCATGCTCTGGTCGGTACTCAGGCATCTTCTCTGTCAATTCAATGTTCATGTCATCACGAACACGTTCCGCGATCTCTTCCTTCGGTTTGGTGATTGCACCAATGATCTCAGTCTTAACAGGACCGGCGGCGGGGAAGGTCTCCATGATTGACTCAGCTTGGAACCGGATGGCTGCCTCTGTCAGGATGGTGGAATAAACACCACATGCCCCATTCCACGGTTCCGTGCGTTCTTCATATTTCAGGCCAAGGACTTCCAAGCCTTTTACGTAGGTATCAGCCCATTCCTTGCGGGAGTTAATGTCGGCATCAATAAGCTCAACAAGATCAGAGCCAATTGACTCCAACTCGCCATCATCTAGGATTTCTGCGAGATTGTCGTTGAACTCTCCAATGGAATCTTTGCCGGGTTCAATCTCTATTTCAACGCCGCCGACGTTGATGGATACTGACTCGGGATCTTCAATCTCAATCTCGATAGCTTGATCATCACCCTCGTTTAAACCCATAGGTGCGCCAT